TTTTTAAGCCCTTCCTCTGCAAGTATGCGCGACAGAGCGTACTTAGATAACTTTAGGTCTTGCATGATGTAGTGGAATTTATCCCCTTCCCTGAAACGCCGCGCGGCCTCTGCGTGTGTCTCTGGACTAATATCCGCAGGCTGGCGTCCACCATTCTGGACGCTCTGCTGGTTCGCTATATCCAGCCCCCAAACCTTGTTTGCGCGCTTGTTTTCTATAGCGGCAAACTTAGGCATGTGACGGATCATCAAGTCCTCATAGAATGGAGAAAAGTGATCAATCATCACTTAACCCCAAGTTACGCTCTAGCATGTCAATCAAGGTCAAGCATTCACTGCTGTCATGATGGCGGTTTGACCCTGATGCCTTCTGGTCTAGCTGCATGACCTCAATCTTTCGACGCAAGCGCTTGATAATCTGCTGCACGGTTTCGGTTTTCTTGCCGTCCATCAGTGTGGCGGGTTCTAAATTCCATTTTGCCATTTTATTCTTCCTCTGGTCTTGGCTTAGGCACCAATGACGTACACAAATATGTGCAGTCGGTGTCGTGGTTAATCGGTGTCCAATCGTTGTCGTCAAAACCTTGGCATTGCGGCGCGTGATCCCAGATGTTGTAATGGGTCACAAAGGCAATGCAGTCGTTATATGACCTGAATTGCATCGCCGCAACATAGGTGTTGCTGGCATTACTTGGAGCCGCTGAAATCGCACTCAGGGCGCTCACCATAAGCAGTGTAACCTTGTTCATTTTGCAGTTCCTCTATTGCATATTTATAGTTCTTAATGCGCATCTCAATATGGCAAAGCTCCTCACTGACCCATGATGGACGCACGCCGCAGTATTTGTTCAGCAGGTCTTGAAACTCTTGCTCTGCGCGTGTCAGGCATTGTTGGAAATGTTCTATGCTGTCTGTCATTTATTCACCCTCACTTATTTCGCCGCCAATGGCAGCATATCCAGCGGAATCCAGCCAGCTATCCAGATGCGTTGGGTTTCCCTTAATACGCGCTACCTTCAACAGCACCATCATGGCGCATACGTCATGCTCTGCAATGTCGCGGCCCAAGTATGCTGACCACATCTTAGCAATCGTGCCAAAACTATCCTCTGCGCCGCCATGCGTTGCCGCGCGATCTAGGGTGATGATGTGTTTTGCTGTGTCTAATATGTCTTGTCGTTTCAAAACGGTGGCTCCTCATTTGGTGTTGTTGGTGTCCACACAACGCGGACACCGTGCATTTGGTATATGAAATCAGTTAGAATTGATGACCACATTGTGGGCCTCATCTAACGCACGCAGACGCTTGAACGCTTCCTCTGCTAATTCGCTGACATTCTTATCTGCGGATATACGCCCATATATACGGAGTGTATCAATAGCGGCCTCAACCTCTAACGCAGCTTGATTGTATTTTTCGAACTTAACTTTTGTCATTTTAGCCTCTTTTTGTTGTTGACTGGTATCAAAGTAATTGCTAAAAGATACCAAGTCAATAAAAAAAATCACATCGAAAGGAAAATAAAATGGCAGCAACAAGAGCTACAGTTATTCGATTGCGTGAGGAAGTTCACGCGGCAATGGATGTTCTGAAAGATCGCACGCGAATCAGCAAAAGCGTTCAGGCAGAGGAAGCCATCCGCGAATATTTAGCAAAGCGCGGCATTGTTATTGAACAGCCAGAGGTCGATTAATGGTAAATTCGCGTAATAAAGGCGCAAGTTTTGAAAGAACCATTGCAAAAATGTTGTTCGATGAACTCGGCCTAAACGCTAAGCGCGACATAGAACAGTATCGCGCAGCGGATCATGGTGACATTATATGTGACGATGATAGCTGGCCTTATGTGATTGAATGCAAGCGTTATGGCGGCAAGAATTTCACATTTCAGGCTGAATGGTGGCGGCAGGTAGAAAAAGCGGCCAATGCTGCTGGTAAGGAACCTGTGCTTATCTATAAGTATGACCGACAGCCAATCACAGTAGTGATGCGCTTAGCACACCTAATGAATGACGGCGCACACCATGAGGAACTTGTGCGCATGGACTGGGATGCTTTTGTATATATCGCAAGGGAGAATTGGGATGGTAATGACACACATTGATTATGAGATGTCCAATGAGGACTACCACAACAAGGAGTTACATCCGCACATTAGTTCAAGCGATGTAAAGGAAGTAGCAAAAACCAGCCCATTACATTGGGCATTAAAGCAGGGCAAGCCGCGCAAGGAAACACCTGCAATGCTGAAAGGCACCTGCATTCATGCGCTGATCTTGGAGCCTGAAAAAGACCTAATCACAACATATGACGGCATTCGGCGCGGCAAGGAATGGGACAAGGCGAAGGCCGCAGCGGATAAAGCTGGCAAGGTCATTGTTAAACCCGCTGAGCTTGAAGAATACCAAAGCATTTCCAAGGCAGCGTTTGAGACTTGCCCAGAATTGCTGGACTTTATTGAGCAGCCAAACTTTGTCGCAGAGGCAAGCATTTTTACAGAATGCGATGTCACAGGATTGCCTATCAAGGTTAGACCTGATGGCCTGCTAATGCCGCAAAAGAAAGGCGAAAAGGCAATCGTGCTTGACGTAAAGACAACTGTTGACGCAAGCCCAGAGGGGTTTCCCCGCCAGATCAACAAGTATTTATACAGCGTACAGGCGGCGTTTTATATGAACACCTTGCGCTGCGCTGGCATTCCATGCGATGCGTTTATATTCGCAGCGGTAGACGGCGAAACAGGAATAACGGTTCTACATGAACTATCTGAAATGTACCTCAAGTATTCTGAAAATCAGATGTATGAGGCCATGCATAAACTTGCGGAAGCTAAAGCAAGCGGCAAGTTTGACACGGGCTGGGCAGGCGTGAATACTGTCCACCTACCATCTTGGCTATCCAACGACGATAGCCACCCATTCTAAAGAAGGACGAATGACATGAAAATCACAGATAAGGGCGAAATTTTTAACGATGTTACAGTGCGTTACCCGCGCATTAATAGACCCTACCGTTTTTGCTCAATTGAGAACAAAACGGTACCATGCGATGCGCTAGAAGATGGTGCAGCATATGAACTTAGCTTTGAACTAGACAAAGCTGGCGCGATTGAATTGCACAAACGCTGCATGGAAATCTACAATGCGGCAGCAAGTGCAGACACAAAGCGTAAGTGGAAAGAAAAGCCGCAGTATCTGCCATATCGCGAGCCAAGCGAGGAAGGCCAGCCATTCATGGTAAAGGCCAAGCTAAAGGGCGCATATGGCACAGATAAAACACGGCCACCCATGCAGAAAGATGCGCAGCGCAAAGACCTGCCAGAGGATTTCATGCTGACATCGGGCAGCAAGTGCAATGTCTGGGGTGTTTTATTCGCGTACAACACAGGCGCAGTATCAGGTGTATCTTTCCGCTTAAAAGGCGTACAGGTGCTAGAATTATCTGAAATGCAAGGCGGGGACGATCCATTCAGCGAAACATCAGGTTTCACAGGTAATGCGTCAAGCACATCAAGCGCAGCGGAAAGCGACCCATTCGGCTTACCACCTGCCAAGCCTGCTGCCCCTGCCCCAGCTATGGCATTGGATGATGAAATTCCATTCTAAATAAAAAATGCCCCGCATTACTAGTGCGGGGCAGTTATTTCCTACGGGGAGAACGTAGGGGACAAAAAGAGGCGAACCAATGAAAGGCTCAAAGATATGGTACAACATAATGCGTTCGGGGACAATAGCAACACAGCATCTTGGGATACATATGCGCAATCAATCATAGCGCAGTACAATCTAAAAAAGATCTCAAACGAATATCATGGGGCTTGCCCAAATTGCGGTGGTAAAGATCGGTTCTGGATTAATAATCACCAAGGTGAGATAAAGGTAAATTGTCGGCAATGCCAAGACTGGAAAAGGATAATTGATATAATGCGGCAAGATGGCCTATACCCCGAATTTAACAAAGTGCCTAAAAATCAAGATGACCCCAAGGTTTACGATTTTCCAGAGGTGAACGACGAACACCCATACCTTGCCCGAAAGAAAATCAAGCAGCACAACGCAATTATTGACGGACCTGACCTAAGCATTCCCATAATCGACGCAAAGGGCAAACGCGTAGGCACTCAATTCATTGACGAAGCTGGTAATAAAAAATTCAGCTATCAAATGCCTGTCACAGGCAATTTTTCAGTTATCGGCGGCAAAATAACAGACTTTGCATATATAACCGAGGGCTGGGCAACAGCGTGCAGCGTACATGAGGCCACAGGTAAGCCAGCCGTATTCGCGCTTAACGCTGGCAATATTCCAGCCGTATGCGAAGCATTACAAGCCGCCAAACCAAATGCAAAGCTAATCATTGCGGGGGATAATGACGAAGCTGGCCGTAAAGCATGTGAAAAGGCGTTTGA